CCGACGGTTGGGGGATCTACAAGAATTCTGCGCGTCCCGTTTTCGTCATCGGCGCGGCGGGGCCAGTAACTGTAGTAGGCACCGCAAACGCATCAGCAGGGGGTAACGCCAAGGCAGTCGGCACCGGAGCCGGGCTAGGGACAGCCAAAGCATCAGCAGGGGGTAACGCCAAGGCAGCCGGCACCGCTGCGACGATAGGCATCGCAAAGGCGTCCGGTGGCGGCGAGGCTAGTGCGGTTGGGACAGCGGGCGCGGTTTCCAAGACCGGGACGGGTAGTGCCACCGGCGGGGGCGCGGCGCGTGCGGTAGGTGCCAAGGCGTTCTCTGGTATTGCCGCAGCGCAGGGTGGGGGTAACGCAAAAGCTGTCGGGGGGGTTCCCCCACCGCCCGGTTTGGTGGATCATTACATCCACGGCTGGCCGGTAAACAAAGACGGGGCGCTGCTTGTACGAATAATGCCCTGACACTTTCTGAACACAATCGGAGAAGCAAATGGGACTCGACACGACGTTGGATGCGCAGAACCTCGACCAACGCTACGCAATGGACAGCAAGCTGTTTGTGCAGTTTCGCATGCACGCAGTAAAGGCGGGCGGCAAGAGCGAAGCAGCCGGGCGTCCGATTTTCGAGGATATCCCGTACATTCGAATCCACGTCCCCGGCGACAAGACGACGGTAATCGACGAGCCGGTGAACGATATCCACAAAGAGCGTTTTCCGGTACAGTGGGAAAAGTTCCAGAAGGGGATGCAGCAAGCGCCGGAAGGTACTCCCGTTGAGCAATGGCCCCTCATCACGACGGGACAGGCGATGGAGTTCAAGGCCATGAACATCTTTACCGTGGAGCAACTCGCCTCCATGAATGACGCCGCCGCGCAGAAGTTCATGGGCGGGTACGAGTTGCGCCGCAAGGCGGAAACGTTCTTGAAGGTGGCGAAGGATACGGGCGAGGCTCAGCGTCTTGCCACCGAGAACGATGAGTTGAAGGGCATGCTCGCTGCGCTGAAGGAGGGCCAAGCCCGCCTTACGGCGCAGATCGACATTTTGCAGAACGCTCGCAACGAGTCGCCATCTGCTGTTGTTTCTGAAAAAGGACAGCAGAATGAAGGCTCGCTCTTGTCAAAGGTGTTCGGGAAGCACGCCGCGTAGCGCGCGCCCCCAAGGGCGTTCGCAATGAACGTCCTTGAGCAAGTCCAGCAGTCATGCCGCGAGTTGGGGCTTCCGATCCCCGGCTCGCTTGTGGCGACCGGCGATCAGACTGCCATTCAGATGTTTGGGTTGTGGAACGCGCTCGGACAGGAACTCTACGAGCAATACCGCTGGAAAGAGTTGCAGGGTACGCACGTTTTCCAGACGCAGGACAACGTGGCGACGTACCCCGTGCCTGCCGACTTCGCCGGCCCCATCGACAACACCGAATGGAGTCGCACGAACCATTGGCAGATGATCGGGCAGATGACTCCGCAGCAATGGGAGACGCTCAAGAGCGGCATCGTGGCGCTCGGCCCGCGCGTGCGCTACCGCTTCATCGACAACTCGATCGAGATATTTCCGACGCCCGCTCCGCTGGGCACGGGCGCGTCGTTCGCTCCCGAGACGCTGGCGTATGAGTACTATCGAAACGGATGGGTGAAGAAAGCCAACGGCATCACTACAACCATCGCTACGGAGGACACGGACAGCACGTTCTTCAACGAGCGCATGATGATTAACGGAACCAAGTTGAAGTTCTGGCAGATCAAGGGCTTCGACACCAAGACGCTACAGGCCGACTTCGAGCGCATCTTCAACCAAGCGATGTCGCGCAACCAAGGCGCGCCGCGTCTGTCGCTGTCGCCGCGTCTGTCGCCCATATACATTGGTCCGTGGAATGTAAGCGATGGTTCGTGGGTGACGGGGTAAGTAATGCCTTTTGAATCTCCCCGGGGTCGGCGCCAAGTCGCAGCCACGGCTAGCGTGCCCGCGCCGATCGGCGGGCTGAATTTCCGTGACAGTGCGGCAGCGATGCCGCCGACGGACGCGTTGTTGCTGCTGAACTTTCAGCCGCTCCCGTACGCGATCGCCGTTCGGCGCGGGTGGGAGGAGTGGGCCACCGGCTTAATCACGTCGGTCGATACGATCGCCAACCACCGTAAGTTCGACGGTACGCAGAAGATCATCACCGCAGCCAATTCGAGCGTCTACGTGCAAGATGCTCCGGGGGCGGTGCCCGCGGCGTCGATTACCGGAACGCTAAGCGACTACTGGCAGCACACGATGATGTCGAACTCGGGGGGTACGTTTACCTACATGGTAAACGGCGCGGATAACCCGCTCGTCTACAACGGCACCGTGTTCACCGAAGTAACCGAGGAGGTGGTTCCCACCGGGTTCAACGTGTCGGGGTTGGACCCCTCCAAGTTTCTCAACGTCACGCTGCATCAACGCCGGCTGTGGTTCATCGAGCGGGGTAGTTTGTCCGCATGGTATCTGCCGACGGATCAGATCGGCGGTGTGTTGGCGGAGTTCCCGCTCGGCGCCATCATGGGGATGGGTGGGACGCTGGTGGCGATGGCAAGTTGGACACTGGACGCCGGGCAGGGGATGGACGATTACGCTGCGTTCATTACCAGCGAGGGGCAAATCGCCATCTACACCGGCACCGATCCCGAGCAGATTACAACGTGGACGCTCTCGGGTGTCTACAACATCGGTTCTCCGGTGGGGCTGCGCTGTGCGGTGAAGTACGGTGGTGAGGTACTGCTGATTACGCAGGATGGTTTGGTGCCGATGTCGAAAGCGATGCAGAGCACGCGCGTCAATTCGCAGGTTGCGTTGACCGACAAGATTCAACATCTCATCAGTGCGTTGATTTCGTCGTATGGGGGTGTGCTTGGGTGGGAGTGCTTCTCGTTCCCCGGCGAGAATCAGATATGGTTGATGGTGCCCACGCCCGAGTCGGTGCGGGTGTTTTCCATGAACACTATCAGCGGAGCATGGTGCGAGTACGCGGGTATGAACATCGCGTCCCTCTGCATGTATAACGACCTACCTCTGTTCGGCACGCGCGACGGTCGCGTCGGGCTTGGTTGGCAGGGCTACTTGGACGATGTGAAGCTGTCCACCGGGGAGGGGTTGGCGATCGCCGCGTCCGTGGTGACGGCGTACAACTACTTCGACGAGCCGGGTCGCAACAAGCGGTGGCTGCTCGCGCGCCCGATTTTCCAAGCCGGCGAGGTACCTGCGTCTAGCATCGGTATTCTTACCGACTTCGTTTACACCGGATCGCCGGATCAAGTTTCGATTACTGCGGGGGCCGCGACGCCGGTTGTGGCCCCCGTAGCTTTCACGCAACAGCCGTTGACTCCGCAGACGCAGGCCGGACCCGTACAACCGGGGGCGTTGGTGAGTTCGTCATCCAGCGTATGGGCCTCGGCTATTTGGGGGGTAGGTAAGTGGCCGCAAAGTTCGTCGCGCTACCGCAATTGGGTGAGTATTGGTGGTATAGGGTACTGCGCGGCACTGGCAATCGACGTGGTGTTGAGCGAGGAACTTCTGTGGACTGCTACCGACTTCGTGTATGAGGTTGGTGGTGTCGTCTAAACGGATCATTTACGATGCGGCGCGCGTCGGGGAGTTCGTAGCGAGAAAGTTCGGCTGCTCTGAGTTCCATTCCTACAGCGGCATCGGGTTGGAGAGTGACGGGGAGTTGCTGGTCGGCGTCGTCTATGAGAAATACACCGGGCCGGACATTACGATGCACGTGGCTGCGGTGGACGGGCGGCGGTGGTTGACGAGGGAGTTGCTGCGTGAAGCGTTCTACTACCCGTTCATTCAACTTGAGTGCGAGCGCATCTCTGCGGAGGTCAGCACTGGAAACCTCCACACACTCGCGTTCAACCTGCATTTAGGGTTTGAAGTCGAAGGGACGCGCAAGCATGCGTATCTGGACGGTGACGCGATCCAACTGGTGTTGTGGGCTGCGAAGTGTAGATTCATCAACCAACAAGGAGAGGGAAAATGGGTAGACCGCGAGGAGGAGAGCTTCCCCCACCGCAGGGTATGGGAGGGGGGACGATGGGTGGTCTGAACGGGTTGCGCAACAGCATGCCGCCGCAGGGCATGGCCCCGCCGCAGATGCCGCCGCAGGGTATGCCGCAGATGCCACCGCAGGCGTTGGCGCAAGCGCTCGGTAGGATTCGCCGGTAGGACAAGGAGCCCGCTATGGGAAGCAAAGCAAAAGCCCCGCCCGCGCCGGACACGGCCGCGACGATCGCGCAGCAGCAGGCGGAGAACGCGCGCGTCGCAGCGTTGAATACGACCGCGAACAAGTACACGCAGACCGGTCCGCAGGGATCTTCGGGTTGGACGCAGGGCGCCGATGGCAAGTGGACGGCAACCACGACCCTGACCCCCGGCGACCAAGCGATCTACGATCGCGTGGGCGCGGCGCAGGGCGGGCAGGCGGGCAGCGGCGCACTTGACCAGTACGGGTCGGCGTGGAACCCCTACGGCACCGGGGGCGGCGGCGGCGGGGGCTACGCGGGCGGCGGCGGGGGCTACGCGGGCGGTGGTGGTGGTGGGTACGCCGGTGGCGAGGGTGGCGCAGTCCCGCCGATGGAGTACATGAACATGCAGGAGACGGCGGGGAAGATCAACGCCCCGACCGCAGGCGGTGGCGTGCAGGGCGCCCCGAGTATGGGCGGCATCCTGCCGGCGGGCGTGCAGCGTGGGACGCCGTTTGGTGGGTCCGGCAGCCAACTGATAACGGACAACCTCAGCCAAACCGGCGTCGGCCCCGGTGCGCAAGGCCAGATGCAGAACGACACGCTCGGACAGTCGGGTGTCGGCCCCGGCTTCCAAGGCGGCATGCGATCAGGCACCGCCGGCTTGCAGACCACCGGCCCGGGTGCGGTCGGCGGGATGGTCGGTAGCGACCTCGGCCAATCCGGCGTGGGTGCGGGCTTCCAAGGGGGGATGTCGGATCGTGGGTTCAGCCAATCCACCACCGGCCCCGGCTTCAAAGGCAACATGTCCGCCGGCGCGCTCGGCCAGCAGACCAATAACCAAGCCGCTGCGCAGGGTCAAATGTCCACGGGCGGGCTCAGTCAAACCGGTGTGGCGCCCGGGTTCAAGGGTAATGCGTATTCCGGCATGCTGCCGCAGGGGCAGGGCATCGGGCAGGCGCAGCAGGCGGGCTCGGTGCAGGCGCCTACCTCGAACGCCGGACAGATGTTCGACAAGTCGATGCTGCCGAACTGGAACATGGTCGGCGGCGCGGGCCAAGGCATCCAAGGCCAGATTCGCACGGACAACCTGACCGGGATGCCGGTTGCCGACGACGCCACCCGGCAGCGGGTGGAGGATGCTCTCTACCAGCGGCAGACCGCACGCCTCGACCCGCAGTTTCAGGCGTCGCAGGCCGCGCTATCGCAGCGCCTTGCGAATCAAGGCATCGCGCTCGGCAGCCGCGCGCACAGCGCTGCGATGGCGCAGGCGGCAAGTGAACGCGAGTCCGCGTACAGCGGAGCGCGTAACGACGCGATCAAGATGGGCGGGGACGAGCAGACGCGGCAGTTCAACCTCGGTATGAACGCGCGGCAGCAAGGCTTCAACGAGAACTCGACGATGGGCAACTTCGCCAACGCCGCGCAAGCGCAGGGGTTCGGGCAGGGCAACACGCAGGCGCAGACGAACAACCAAGCGTTGAACTTCGGGTTGCAGGGTCAACTTCTCGGGCAAAGCCAGAACAACGCCGCGCAGAATCAGCTTTTCCAGAACCAACTTAGTGCGCAGGAGCAGGCCAACACGGCCGGCGCGCAGAACTACAAGAACGACCTCGCCGGGCTCGGCTTCAATAACGCGCTCGGGCAGCAGGGCTTCGAGAACCAACGCTCGACGTGGGAGATGAACAACGCGCTCGGCACGCAGAACCAAGCCAACGCGCAGTCCGCCACGGGCTTCAACAACACCGCGCAGAAAACTGCGTGGGACGCGCATCAGGCGCAACTCGCCGCCAACAACGCCACCGGGACGCAGAACCAAGTGAACCAGTTGGCGAACCTTGGCTTCAACAACACCGCGCAGAGGGATTCATGGCAAGCGCAGCAGGCGCAGCTTGCTGCCAATAACGCGCAGGGCACGCAGAATCAAGCGAATGCGCAGTCGGCGACCGGCTTTAACAACGCAGCCGAGCAGTCGATGATGGACAACTACATGGCGCAGCTTGCAGCCAACAACGCGCAAGGCACGCAGAACCAAGCGAATGCGCAGTCGGCGACCGGCTTTAACAACGCCGCGCAGAAGGCGGCGTACGACAGCATGGTGGCGCGCACCGCAGCCAACAACGCTACCGGGACGCAGAACCAAGCGAATGCACAGTCGGCGATCGGCTTCAACAACACCGCAAACCAACAATCATTTCAGAACGCAGCCGATCAGATGGCGGCGAACAACGCGCAGGGTACTCAGAACCAAGCGAATACGCAGTCCGCTACCGGCTTCAACAACCTCGCGCAGAAGGCGTCGTACGATAGCTGGGTTCAGCAAATCCAGAACAACAACGCCACGGGGACGCAGAATCAAGCGAACCAGCAATCCGCGACCGGCTTTAACAACGCTGCGCAGAAGGCGGCGTACGACAGCATGACGGCCAACACTACGGCTAACAACGCTACGCGTCAGCAGGAGTACACGAATAGCGTGAACGCCCTCGCGTCGCAGAACGCTGCGCAGCAGCAGAACTTCCTCAACCAGAACACGGTGGCGGACTTCAACAACAAGGCAAACACGCAGAACTTGTCGAACTCCATCGCGTCGCAGGGCTTCAACAACACGGTGCAGAATCAGCAGTACGAGAACCAGTTGAAGCAGATGGAGTTGAACAACGCGGCCACCGGGCAGAACTATGAGCAGACGCTCGGCACGTTGGGCCAGCGTAACGATGCGACTTCGGCGCAGGCCGACATCAACAATGCGATCGCGCAGAATCAGATCGGTTGGTCGAATGCGAACGCGAACAACGTGAGTGCGGGCGCGAGCGCGACGAACGCGGGCACCACGGCCAACAACAATTGGTTCAACCAGCAGCAGGACATACGCAACCAACCGTTGGCTGAAGCGCAGGCGATGCAGGACTACCGTACGTCCCTACTGCCGAACTTCTCCTTGGCAGGGCAGGGTGCGGATCAGATCGCCAATACGAACACCGCCGGGATTACGCAGGACGCGTACAACGCTCAGGTTGCCGCCGCGAACGCGAAGAACGCGGGCGGCGGAGGGATTCTAGGCGGGGTGCTCGGCTCCTTCGCGGGCGCGGGCGCGGGCGCGCTCGGAAAGGCGGGTGGGACGGCCCTTGCAGCGGCGATGATGAGCGATCGCCGCTTGAAGTCCAACATCGAACACGTCGGCAAGACGCCGGGCGGGCACAACTGGTATGAGTACGACATCTTCGGCCGACGCGACAGCGGCGTGATGGCGCAGGAACTTCTGGAAACG